AAGGACAAGCGCCGGCGGGACGACGATCCGGACCGGCTCGGGTTCCCGAAAGACACTCCGCTGTCGGAGATGACCGGCGAACAGCGTGAGGCGTACTGGAAGCACCAGGCCCGCAAGCACGAGCGCACCGTCAAGGACCGCTCGGACTACGACGAGCTCCAGCGCAAGGCCGGCGAGTACGACAAGCTCGAGAAGGCCTCCCGCAGCAAACACGAGCAAGAGCTCGCGGACGCCAAGGAAGAAGTTCGCACCGAAGAGCGCGCCAAGACATTGCCCGCGCTCGTACGCGCGGAAATGAAGGCAGCGGCCGCCGGTCGCATCGACGCCGAGCAGCTCGACACCATCCTCGAGCCGCTGGACATGAGCAAGTTCCTCACCGACAAGGGCGAGGTCGACACCGACAAGGTGACCAAGTTCGTCGACGGCATTGCCCCCACCGACAACGGCAAGGGCAAAGGCCGGGCACCCGACCTCGGTCAGGGCCGCCGCGGCGGTGGAGGCAAATCCTCCGGCGTCGCCGCGGGACGCGAAATGTTCGCCGCCTCCCGCAAGAAACAAGACGCCGACACCTAGAAGGAGTGCACTGCCATGCCTCGTCTCCGCAGCGAGACCATCGGCGTGGGTGACCAGTCCTGGCTTGGCTCCATGCACGGCATCTACAACTGCCGCACCGGGAGCCTCGACATCGCCGCGTTCACCCCCGCAACGCACTACCCGAACGGGCACATCCTGTCCGGTCAGCCGGTCGACTGCTCCGACGAGAGCGCCGTCGCACCATGGACCGGCGGGGTCGGTGAGGTGCTCGGTTTCCTCTACACCGACCAGCAGGCCGTCGACCCGGTCAGCGGTGTCGCCTACGACCAGGTCCCCGCGCCGATCTTCCGGCACGGCACCGTCGACGTGCCCAAGCTGCCCGTCGCGCTCACGCCGCCGGCTGACGCCCACTTCACCTTCGTGGGGGTGTGACGCTCATGGTGCTTTGGACTGACATCGTCGACCCGGCGACTCTGACCGGGTACGCCCGCGCCGCGCTCGAGGACTACGAGCAGCAACGCGGCACGCTGGCACGCTGGCTGCCCAACCGGATGATCGCCGACATCGTCGCGCGTTTCGTCAAGGGCCAGACCGGGCTGCTCGAGATCTCCCGGTTCCGCGCCTTCGACGCCGAGATCGGCGTCGGGGAGCGGGCGCCCAAGCAGCGCGTCACCCTCGAGCTCCCCGCTCTCGGTGACACCGTCCCGGTCAGCGAGTATGAGCAGCTACGCGCCCGCGGCGGCAACCCGTCGGATGAGGCGATCCTGGCCAACATCCAGGACGTCACCCGCCAGCAGGTGCAGAAGACCGCCGACGCGCAGGAGTTCATGCGCGGCGTCGTCCTCAACACCGGCAAGGCGACCATCGCCGAGCTCGGCACCGCCGACGACTTCGGCCGCTCATCCGGCCACTCGACGGCCGTCGCGGCAACCCTGTGGTCCGCCACGACCCCGGATCCGCTGAGCAACCTGCAGGCCGCTGCGGACACCTACAACGACGACACCGGCGAAGACCCCGGCGCGATCGTCATGTCACGCCGCGTGCTCCGGGCGATGGCCAACGCGCCGCAGTTCCGCACGAACATCATCACCGGCGGCAGCCGCCCGGCGAACGCACGAGAGCTCGCCGACGTGATCGAAGCTGCGAATCTCCCGCCGATCGTGCAGTACAACCGGCGGGTCAAGGTCAACGGTGCCACCGTCAAGGTGCTCGCGGACGACAGCTTCTTCCTGCTGCCCGCCCCGGTCGCCACCGACGACTGGCAGGCCACCGAGCTCGGCGCCACGTTCTGGGGCCGCACGCTCACCTCGACCGACGCGTCATGGGAGATCGAGGACTCCGAGCAGCCGGGCATCGTCGCCGGCGTCTACAAGAACGAGAAGCCGCCCATGGGCGCCGAGGTCATCGCCGACGCGATCGGCCTGCCGGTGCTCGCGAACGCGGACCTCTCGTTCAAGATGCGGGTCCTCTGATGGCCCGCTACACGGCCGACGACGTCTACGTCGGCGCCACCGTGTACCCGGCGGGCACGTCCGAGGCCGAGCTGCAGGCAGCCGTCGACGCGACGCTGCCCAAGGGTGAGAAGGCCGACCTCGAGCACATCGAGTGGACCGCCCAGCCGCCCGCGGCAAGCGTCGACCCGGACGGGCCGCCGCCGAAGTCGGGCCGCGGCTCCGGCGTGAAGGCCTGGGCCGACTACGCCAAGGCAAGCGACGTCGACGTCGACGAGGCCGCGACGAAGGAGCAGATCATCGCCGCGCTCGACGCCGCCGGCGTGCCCACCGAGTAACCCGTTCACGTCGCGAGTGAGGGGACGCCATGCCCATCCCCGCGGGGCCGGTCGGCCAGCTCCCGTTCGCCGTCACGGCGGACGTGGCCAGGCTCTGGCGTCCCCTCACCAACGCCGAAAACGCGCTCGCTGACGCGCTGCTGATCTTCGCGTCGAACATGGTGCGGGCGAGGATCCCGACCGTCGACGAGCGCATCGCCGACGCCCGGGTGTCCCGTGCGCTCGTCCGCGACGTCGTCGCCAGCATGGTCAAGCGGGTGCTCATCAACCCGGAGGGCTGGAAAAGTCAGACCGTGGGGCCGTTCACCGGGCAAGCCGACCCGAACGCGGCCGCCGGCTACCTGTACCTCACCGACGCCGAAGCAGCGCTGCTGCAGCCCAAGCCGATCCAGACCGGGCGCAGCCGCCGAGGCTCCGCGCAGCTAGCCGCCGCGCTGGCCCCACCCGGCGGTGAGGACTACTACCGGCGGCCCTGGTGAGGCTGCCGAACGGGCGCACCGTGACCGTCGTACGGCGGCAGGTCGGCGGCCGCGACAGCGACGGCAACGACGTCTACACGGACGTCGAGACCGACGTCGACGGCTGCGCGGTCTGGCCCGCCTCGAGCAGCGAACTCACCGACGCGCGTGACACCGCCATCACCGGGCTGACAGTGCTCTTCCCACCCGGCACCGCGCTCGCCGCGACCGACCAGGTCCGCATCGATGACGAGCCGTACAAGGTCGACGGCGAACCCGGCACGTGGACGAGCCCGCTGTCCGGCTACGCCGCCGGCGTGCAGGCCAGCCTGGTCCGAGTCACCGGATGAGCCGCGTCACCTACACCCACAGCTACCCGGGTGTGGGGGAGATGCTGCGCGCCCCGTGGATGGAAGCGGAGATGCGCCGCCGCGGCGAGAACGTGAAAGCGCTCGCCGAGGCGATCGCCCCCCACTACGAACCCGACCCGGACGGCCGGCACTACAAGGACGCCTTCCACGTCGAGACCAGCCGCGCCGGTGGTATCCGTCACGACCGCGCGGCCGCCGAAGTCGTCAACGACAACTCCGCGGCCGTGATCGTCGAGTTCGGCAACCGCAACACCCCCAAGCACGCCACTCTCCGGAAAGCCCTCGACGCTGCGAAGGAATGACATGGCCGACCAGACCGACCAGACCGACACCGTCGCTGTCCGCATCGCCTGGGACCCGCTCATCCCGGGCAACGCCGGCAAGGTCGAGCGGCTGCCCGCCGCCGAGGCGCGACGGCTCGTCCGCGACGGCCGCGCCGCCTACATCACCGACGCACCGCCGGCGGATCGTCGCACCCCCGAGGAGATCCTCACCGACGTCGGCGACGACGCGGCGAAGGCACAGGCCGCCCTCGACGCCGAGCAGGCGCAGGCCAGGCCGCGCAAGACGCTCGTCACGCGGCTCACCGCGCTGACCGAGGTCAACGTCGACCCGGCTGCGTTCGGCGGGCAGCGCCAGGCCGACGACGGCGCACCGCAGACCAGCTGAGCCGCCGGGATGCTCGACGTCGAAGCAGCCCTCGTCGAGTCCCTCACCACCAACTTCACCGCCGCCCGGGTGCTGACCGAGCTGCCGGCCAACCTCGCCGACGTGCTGCCGGTCATCGAGGTGACCCGGATCGGCGGGCCCAGAGTCGGCCTGCTCGACGTGGCCACCGTCGACATCGACTGCTACCACGCCACCAGGCAGACCGCGCGCACCTTGGCCTACGACGTCGTCGCCGCGCTGCTCGCGTTGCGCGGCAAGCCCGTGACCGGCGGTGTCATCAGCCGCGTCGACATCCTGTCCGGCCCCAACTTTCGCCCCTACGACAACACCACGCTCCGCCGGTTCGGACTGACCTGCCAGCTCACCGTCCCGCCCCGCTCCTGAGAGGACACCAGGCCCCATGGCTGCAAACGACGACTTCGCCATCACCGGCGCGACCGGCGCCGCCGCGGTCGCCCCCACCGGCACGGTCGGCCCGACCTCGATGGCCGCGCTGAACGTCGCGTTCAAAGACCTCGGCTGGATCTCCGACGACGGCCTCGTCGAAGCGTTCAACGAGAACCGCACCAACTTCATCCCGTGGGGGTCGAACTCGCCGATCAAGTCGGTCGTCACCTCGACGGAGAAGACGTTCCAGGTCACCTTCTGGGAGTCCAACGCCGACGTGCTCGGTCTCTACTTCAAGCTCGGCGCCGCGCCCACCCCGGACGCGACCAGCCACATCATCAGCGTCGCCGAAGCGGCCAAGCCCGACCCTGACCCGCGGTCGTTCGTCTTCGACATCCTCGAAGGCACCAACCACGTGCGCCTCTACGTGCCCAAGTGCGAGGTCACCGACCGCGGCAACCTCGTCTACAAGTCCGACGCCATCATCGGCTACCCGGTCACCATGACCGCCTACGCCGGCAGCGACGGCTTCACCTGCCAGCGGCTGTACCTGCTCGACGCGATCGTCTCGCCATGAGCGGCAAGTCGAACCTCGCCGCGGTGCAGGCCGACGCGGAAAACCCGGGCGTCGACAGCCCGGTCGAGGTGGCGTTGTGCGGCGAGACGGTGCACGTGCTGCCGCTGCGCAAGTGGAAAGGCTCGGCGATGCGGGCTCTGCGCGAAGGCGACTTCGACAGCTGGGCCGAGCGCTGCCTCGTCGACGGTGACTACGACGAGGTGTGGGCGGTGGTCGACCCGGACCTTGACCAGATCGACGAGTTCTTCGCTGCGTGGCAGGAGGCCACCGGGGAGACGATCGCAAAATTACGAGCCTCGTCGCGTCCCTCGAGGAGCACGGCGAGGCGATAGAAGCCGACCTGGCGCACTACTACCAGGTCGACCTTCGTGAACTGTGGCGCGGCGGGCTGAGCTACCGCCGCCTCGACGTGCTGGTGCGGCACCTGCCCATGCAGTCCGCCACCCAGACCGCGATGTGGGCCGGGCT